CCCTCTTGGCCTCCGGACGGACCACCTTGGAGTCTAGCGAGCGGAGCCAGCGGTACGGGGGCTGCACGCCGGCCGGCGGCCCGAACTCCACCCCCAACTGCTGCATCACCTGCCTGGTCACCTGGGCCCTGCGGGTGCGGAAGGCGGTCCCCGCCCGTACCGGCATCCACGCCTCGGACTTCTCCCCCACGATCTTCTCGGCGCCCTTCAGACCGGAGAGCAGTTCGGGCGGAATCAGCGCCTCCAACCTGTCCATCTCGGTCCGCACCAGGAGGGAGTAGCCGTCCTGGTACGCGATCGGGTGCTTCCGTTGGACTATCCGCAGGGCCAGGGACGGCAGGCCCGTCTCCCCGGGGCTCGTCCCAGGGACGACGGCCGCCTGAACCTCGGGGTCTGCCGACAGGTACTGGTCCAGGATATCCGCCCTCAGTCTGGCCAGCCGTCCCAGGTCCCTCTCGATCTCGGCCTTGTACTTCTCCTGGTTGACCAGGTCGGCCACCAGGCCCTCCTCGGCCAGGATCTCCTCCACCAGTTCGTCCACCGCCCTCCCGGCGGCCTGCATCGACTGGATCCCGTCCAGCAGCGCCGCACCAGGGCCCCCGTCCGACAGGACGACGTCCAGCGGGTTAGGGCCGGTGGGAGGCTTCCACGACTTCCGGTACGCCTGGGCCCAGTCCTCGTTCAGACGCATCTGGTTGCCGTAGTGGGTGGTGCTGCCCAGGTCGGCCAGAGTGGCGTCGGCGTAGGTGAACCCGCTGAACGCGTTGAACCACCCCTCCTTGTTCAGGATGTCGAAGGTCTCCCGATCCAGCACATCGGACGCCCTCACCCGATCCGCTCCGCCCCCGTCCCTGTGATCCTCGTAGGCGGCGATGGCCCGCAGACGGGCCTCCTCGACCCTCCGGTAACTGGCGGCCTTGCTCACGTACTCCTGATAGAGAGGGTCGTTTTCGACAGTCACCTGCGTACGCGGGATCGTTCCGAAGTCGGCGGGGTCGGCAGGCAGGTCCTCCAGTTGGACCAGGACCTTGGCACGGACCTGCTCCAGCCTCTCCGGGGGGATCTCGGCAGGGGGCCCGAACGGGTCGCGGTCGAAGAACCCGGGGTCCACCTTGTCAGGCGCAGGCATCGCGGACACCGACTCGGGGGAGGGCTCGCCCGTGGGCGTGGTCTCGGGGGCCTCCCCCGCCATCCGGGCGCGGGCCCGCACCTTCAGGGTGGCCACGTCGCGGGGCTCGAACCAGCGCTGCCGTCCGTCGGTGGAGGCCACCAGGATCTTGCCGTCGCGGATCTGGGCCACCCGCCCCGTCAGGACGTGCCGCTGCCCGTCGAACCCGCGAACCATCCCGCCGACCTCGATGAACCGCCCGTCGCGGCCTCGCGGGTGCTGGGAGGGGTCCCAGATGCGGGACGCCACCCCCGCCAGTTTCGGGCTGCGGATCAGGCGGCCCACCGCGCCGGCGGTCAGACCGATCTCGCGACCACGGCGGACGCAGTGGGTCAGGTACTCGAACTGGCGCTCCTCGGGAGCGCGGGCGCAGGCCAGCAGCGCCTTGGCCAGATCGGTCTCATCGGCGATCGGCAGGCGCCCGTCCGGGGTGGCCCACCCGTTCTGGGCCGCCTCGGCGATCGACTCGGTGGTCCAGGTCATCTCATACCCCCTCGGAAGGCTGGGCGGGGGCTTCCGGGGTCTCCGGAGGCGCTTCGGGGGCTGGAGGGCCCTCAGGACCGGAAGGCGCTCCGGGGGCCCCTCCGAGGGCTTCGTCCAACTCGGGCGGGAAGCCCCCTCCCTCGGCGATGTTCTCCTCGCGCGCCTTGCCCAGGATGTCCGGCAGCAGGACCTCCATCAGGACCTGCCCCACCTCGGGGGCGATCGAGGTCTTCTCGATGGCGAGTCGTCGGGCCAACTCGGCCGAATCGGGGGCCTCGGCGTCGCTGAAGCCGTGGGCCTGCCGCCAGGCGTCCCCCGACAGGAGGAACCGATCGAACCCCTGGTTGGCGGCCTCGGCCGGGTCGGGCTTGGAGACCACCTCGGACGGGTCGTACCAGACCACCACCCGCGCCACCTGCTCGGGGTCGTGGCCCATCGCCCTCAGCATCGGTCGCAGCATGATCGCCGTGATCGAGTCCGCGATCAGCAGGGCCATCGGCTCGATGGTGGCCCGGTACAGGCCGTCGTTGATCACCAGGGCATTGCTGTACTTCACGTCGGCCAGGCCCTGGACGATCTCCTTGGGTACGTCCAGGCCCTGCAGGATGCGCTCCAGGACCTTCAGGGCGCGGTCCATCAACTGCGTCGAGACGTCCCTGGAGAGAGACAGGTGGACCATCTCCCGCCCCAGTTCGGCCGGCCCGCGCACCAGCAGCGGGACCACTGCCGAGGCGTCCAGGTCGTCGGCCACCGGCTGGAGCATGGCCGACATCAGTTCGGAGTCGAAGGTGTCCTCGGGCTCGGTGCTGTCCAGGTCGAGTTCGTCGGGAGGGGTGCGGGCGGCCACGGTCAGGGCGTCTGGCACGAACAGGATGCCCGCGTTCATGCGGGACCGGACCGTCGACCGGATCATGCGGTCCAGCAGGAGCAGTTCCTCGCAGTCGGACCGCACGGCCCGCATGGAGGAGTCGGGATCGGCGTTGAACCTCGGGTGCGGGCGCCAGATGCGTCCGATCAGAGCGGTGTTCGGGTCCACCGTGACAGCCCCGCCCTGGGACCCCGCCCCGCTCGCCTGGGAGGTCCGCAGGGACACGGTGCCGCCGGCCCCCACGACCAGTTCGGACGTGCTGTACACCCGCCACCCCGGGGTGGAGGTGTCCTCGGGGATGCTCGCCAGGTAGCACTCCCCCGCCACCTGCAGGTTGAGGGTCGCGGCGCTCATCATCGTGGCGATCGAGGTCCGCGTGGCGAAGGTGCTCATGACGTCCCGGGCGTCCTTGGCCAGGCGGGGGTCGATCCCCCTACCGGAGACCAGGCGGTCCACCTCGTCCGCGCCGGCCACCTCGCCCTCCGGCCGCTCGATCACGATGGCGTCGGCCACAGCCACCGGCACGCTGTCCGCGTCCACCACCACCGCAGGGTACAGACGGATCCGGGACAGGATCGAGGCCACCAGCCCGAACGCGTACTTCACCTCTCCGATGGCGTCGTAGTAGGCCCACGCGTCGTCCTGCCACAGGGAGGTCGACCTGCGGGCCTGCAGGCCCTCCACCGTGGCACGGTCGTTCAGACGCACCGGGGCCGCCGCCGCCGTCAGGGTGCGGGTCTGCGAGTACGGGGCGGGCTTGGGCCGGAACAGTCCCATCAGAGTCCTCTCGGGGATCGGTCGGACAGGAGGACCACCGCCTGGGACAGGGCCAGGGCCCTGCGGATCGGACGGGGCAGCACCAGGGACACGGCCAGGCCCGCCCACACCGACACGCAGTGGGGGCAGTTCACCAGGTACGTGGTACGTCGGTGCCCGGACCGCCAGGCCCAGTCCCGAACAGGGGCGGACACCTCGTCCAGGGTCACCAGACGGGTCAGCCTGGCCGTGGCGGCGACATCCACCAGCAGATCGAGAGGGCTCACAGGGGGACCCCCTCGAACTCGGTGTGGTCCCGATGCGGCTCGGAGGGCGGGCTCTGCGGAACCCCTGCCCGATCGGTGGCGACAGGCTGGCCGGAAGGCAGGCGGTAGGAGACCCGGCATCGGCAGTTGGCGGTCTCCGAGATGGGCGCCAACGGATCCCCGGGCCACCGCAACTCGTTGCCCTCGTAGGTGGTCCAGGGCTTCCCGAACGGCACCGAGTCCCCCTCCAGCCCCCCGTGCGTCGGTCTCACCTTGGGGTCCATCCGCGAGCGCCAGGTCATGTGGGAGGCCCCCAGTTGGCCGGCCAGGTTGTAACGGACCGCCTCCCGCAGGGCCGTGGCCTGGTGGCGCGCCAGTTGGGCCGATCCCACGCGGATCCGGTGGTAGGTCTCGGCGTCGCGGGCGTGCTGAGGGGGGATCGGGGGCCCCACCCCCGTCCCACCGGTGCCGCTCGGGGTCGGGGTCCCGATGCCGCCCGGTCGGGCGAGAGAGGTGGGGGTGGGGCCCTTCGTTCCCGCCGGGGGGAGGCGGGTCTTGGAGCCCGGGCCGAACGGGCGGGCGCCCGTCGATACGTCTCGGCCCGTGCGGTAGATGGCGGCAGCACCCTCGGCCACGTCGGCCAGGGCCTCGGGATAGGCTCGGGAGACCACCTCTTCGGTCATCTCGGCGGCTCTCGGCCCCGGGACGCCGGCCGCCCGCAGGAAGCGGGACGCGGTACGGGTCAGATAGTCCCTCAGGAGCCTCCCGCCGGATCCCTCCACCACCCCCAGCCAGGCGTCGGGGGTGATCCCGGGAGGCGCCCCCGTGGTCGGGGACGCTTCGATCAGGGCGGCCAGGAGGACGGCCGCCAGAGCGGCCTCGGTGGCGTCCACGTCGGCCTCATCGACCTCGTCTACCTCCTGCTCGTCAGCCAAGGCCCACCACCTGCCGGACCCGGCCCGGCCACGGGTTCCAGGAGCGGAGCGGGTTCCCGCACCCGCATCCGGACTGCATCTTCAGGGTGACCGTCCCGTGGGAGTCGGTCTGCAGCGTCATCCCTCGGGACGGAGTCCCCTCGCGGGACAGGGCGGACGCCGTGAGCACGCGGAACGGACCGGGGCCGGGGTTCGGCTCGCCGGAGATGGAGGTCCACACCGCCAACTCGCCCCCCTCCAGCAGCGCCACCCGCGCGTCGCGCCAGACCCGGTCGGAGGTCCGCACCTCGACCGGGAACGCATCCAGCACGATTCGGACAGGGTCCATGCGATCGAGTCTACCAGGCCCCGACCCGCGCGGGGAGTCTCCGAATCCCGGCCGCCTGGGCGGGGGATGCCGTGGGGATCCGGCCCTGGGCCCGACGGACCGTGGCCGGCCCCAGTCCGAGGCCCACCGAGGACGGCAGCAGCAGAGAGGCCACCGCGTAGACCAGGGCGTCCACCCGATCGGGGCTCTTGGCGGTCTCCCCGGGCACCCAGGAGGTCATCTGGGCCTCCAGCAGCGGCAGGTGGCCGACGTGCGAGACCCTCTCCTGCTCATAGGCCATCTGGACCGGCTCGGCCCTCAGGGCCTTCCCCTTCTTGGCGTGCACGCCCCGGACACGGATCCGGGGATCCAGGGCGTGGATCGCCTCGGTCACCAGGGCCCCTCCCTGGTTGATCTCCACCACCACCGGGGCGTCGAACTCCCGCGCGGCGTCCACCACGGCCCGCGCCCAGACCCCGGGCGGCCCGTGCAGGGAGCGGTCGGCCAGGACGTACGCCTGCCGCTTGGCCGGCGCTGTCTCGGCAGTGGCTCCGACCACCACGATGCCGCACTCGTCCCGAGGGTTCTCGGCCACCGAGGGGTCCACCCCCACCACCCTCAGCGGCAGGCGGCCGGCCTCCCCCGGTTGCGACCTCAGGGAATCCAGCATCTCCTGCTGCCACAGGGCCCCCTCGATGTCGGCCAGGAGCGTGGCGAACAGTTCCTGGGCCCCCAGGCGGGTCCCCCCGTAGAGGTCCTCCATGGTCTCCAGGTAGGTGGGGGACAGGTGCACGTTGTCGTAGGTGGACGCGGTCAGCAGGCGCACGCCCCTCCCGGCGGCGGCCCGCTTGTACAGTTCGGGCAGGGGACCGGACCTCTTGGGGGTGGTGCTCACGAACACCTGGGGGTCGGACCCGAGGCGGGTCGCGATCTTCAGGTTGTCCCACGCGGTCAGTCCGACGTCGTCGGCGCGGTGGTCCCAGGCCCCCAGTTCGTCGGCCCACGAGTAGTGCGACTGGGGCCCGCGCAACTGGCTCGGCTCCTCGGAGGAGAACATCAGGGCGCTCGATCCGTCGTAGAACTCCACGCGGCGGGCGCTCGGGATGTAGCGGGGGGTCTGGTGGGCGGGGAACACCGACATCAGCCCGGAGGGCCCCTGCACCATCACGTCGCGGCAGTCGGCGGCGGTCCTGGCAACCAGGGAGAACAGCAGCGGGCGCCCCGTGGTGTTGTTCTCGATCCGGTGGCGGACCCATTCGGACCCGGTCCTGGTCTTGCCCGCCCCTCGGCCGGCGCCGTACAGGACGATGTGGTCGGGCGCCGTGGTGGCCTCCCACTGCTCGGCGCGGGCCTGGTAGCGCCAGGAGGTCAGCAGGCCGGCCAGTTCCAGCGGTGTGAGTCCCCCCAGCACCCGCCTGCGGTCCTGCTCGGACAGCGCGGCCAGGCGCTGCTCGGGGCTGCTCACTCCTCCTCCACGACCTCGGCGTCGATCACTTCCCCGGCGCCTCCGGACAGCACCTGCTCCGCGTGGGAGGAGATCGCCTCAAGGCGGTCCCAGACCACCTGGAAGGGGTCCTCGGGGGCCTTCTCGACGGTGGGCACGTTGATCGTCACCTGCGCCCCGCCGTTGGCCGGATCCATCCCGGTCATCCGTAGGACGGTCTGGGCGGCCTCCAGGCGGATCTTCTCGGAGCGGGCCCCCAGCATCAGCGCCTCCACCTGGGCCACGGCCTGCCCGGACAACTGCACCACCCTGTCGCGGACGGTGCGGCTGATGTACTGGTAGTCCTCGGGGTCGACCCACTGGCCGCCGTGCCTGGCGCACCGGGCGGTGAAGGGGACGGCTGTGGATCCGCAGACCCGCCCGTCCTGGTAGGCGTGCTCGCACGACTCGGGGGCGTTGGGCCGCAGCGGGTGGACCGAGTTGCGTACCGACAGGTGGTCCTCCAGGGTGAGGCCGGAGAACAGGCACCACTCATCAGCCAGGCGGCAGGCGGCGTCGTAGTGGGGGGACTGCTCGCGGTGCAGGGTGCGCAGCACCCGGGAGTGCAGGTAGTCGGGCCCGAGCGGCCAGCGGTCCGCGATGTAAATGGCCGCCTCGGCCAGGGCGGTGTCCCGATCGTCCCTGGCCCGCTGGAGCGCCAGCCAGTACCAGAAGGGGGGAGCGCCCGTGGTGGTGGGCGGGGGCGGGGGCCCCTTGGGCTTGGCCTCCCGATAGGGCATCCGCTTGCGGCCGCTGCCGGTCCTGGCAGCGGCCTTGCGGTCGATACGGGCCACGTCTCCCACGGAACGAGTCTACCACCGGACGGGAAGGGGTGCGGTTTGGTCCGTGTCGCCCAGCCGTGTTTTACTTGTAGTAGAGGGAAGTGGCGACCCCTCCCCCACCCAGCCCCGAGAGAAAGAGAGGGCCGAATGACCACCACCGAGCCCACCACCACCGAGCCCATCGTCTACGCTACCAGCGAATACCCCGCCTGGGCCGTCCAGCCGCTGACCGAGAAGATCGAGCGGGCCAACCGCCGCGTCGCCCGCCTGGGCCTGGGCTCCCCGTTCTCCCTGGAGATCGTCCGCGAGTTCACCAAGACCCGCAAGACGGGCCGCACCACCTGGACCGAGCCCTGGGTCGAGATCCGCATCACAGGCGCCCCGGCCTCCCTGCCGGGATGGGTCTTCGCGGCCACCGTCGACTGGAGCCTGGGAGCGGCCATCGTCAACGTCTCCCCCACCTACCAGGGCACCCTGCCCATCCCGACCGACTCCGCCTGCGACCACTGCGGCACGTCCCGCTCGCGCAAGGACACCTACCTGGTCGTCGGGCCCGACGGGGCCGTGAAGCAGGTCGGCAACTCCTGCCTGGCCAACTACACGGGGATCCACGTCGGGTGGGTCTCCCTGGCCGAGAGCCTGGGCGAGGCCGACGAGGACGACTACTTCCCCACCTCCAGCGTCGACCTGCCCACCGCCTACGTCCTGGGGTGGGCCGTGCGGCTGATCTCCGCCCTGGGATACACCAGCGCCCAGGCCGAGCGCGACTCCGACTTCCGCCTGATGAGCACCCGCACCGCCTTCAACCTGGCCACCGGCCCGATCCCCAAGGACCGTTTCGACCGTCGCCGCTACGACGAGATCTGGGAGGCGCTGGAGCAGGCGCGGACCCTGTCGATCGCCGAGGCCGACGCCGAGGTGGAGGCGATCCTGGAGTGGGCCAGGAGCCAGCAGGGGTCCCAGTCGGAGTACATCAGCAACCTGGCCGTGATCGCGGGGGCCGACTCGATCGGCCCGCGCCACATCGGCTACGCCCTGTCGATGCCCGCCGCATTCACCCGCGCCAAGCAGAGCGAGGCCGAGCGGGCCGCTCGCAAGGCCGCGCGGGACGCGGAGAGGGCGACCGCCGCTCCCGTCCCCACGGGCCGCGTCCAGATCGAGGGCGAGGTGCGCACCATCAAGGCCGTGGACAGCATGTACGGCCTGACCTACAAGATGCGAGTGGTGAGCGACGCGGGGTGGGCCGTCTGGGGGACGATCCCCTCGGCGATCAGCCAGGTGGAGATCGGGGACCGGGTCTCGCTGGTCGCCACGGTCGAGGCCAGTGCCGACGACAAGACCTTCGGCTTCTACAAGAGGCCCGCCAAGGCCACCATCGCAGCCAAGGCCGCCCCCGTGGCCTAGGGCCCGCCCGGGGGCCCCGGTTCGGTGGGGGCCCCCAGTCCGTGTTTTACTTGAGTTACCGATCCGAGAGGAAACCCGCCATGAAGACCCCAGCCGCCACCCGAATCCCCCAGTTCACGATGTCCTCCGCGCCGAACGGCGTCACCCTGGAGGCCGCCTGCGCCGAAGGCGGGGAGGCCCGCGTCCAGGTCGTCTTCGACCACGGCAACTACGCGCAGGTGGAGAGCCTGACCCTGGTCCAGGCCGCCGCGCTGTCGGCCGCCCTGCGCGAGTTCGTGAAGCGCTGACCCACCACCCCGACCCGACCCGAGAGGAACCCGCCATGGAAACTGTCCCCGCCACCCCGTTCGAGATCGAGATCGAACTGGAGCCGTCGCCCTTCGCCGAAGACGACGAGCCCAGCAGCATCGTCGTCACCATCGTGGAGGTCGTCCACCACGTCGCCAAGTACCGCACCGCCAAGATGGCCGCCGCCTTCGCCGAGCGGATCGGCGGCGAGGGATACTGGACCTACAACGTCGTCCAGCGCCCCGGCGGGATCGTCGAGTTCGACGCCTGCCGCACCGAGGACCAGGACGAGTACGACCACTGGCAGTACTGGGCGCTGACCGTGGGCTACAACGGCTCCTGGAGCCACCCGGGCAGCCTGGACGGGCGCCCCGCCATCCGCTGCATGTGAGCCCGGACCGGAACCGAGAGGGGACGAGACAATGCCGATCACGAGGGCCTACCTCGCCGTGTGCGACGGCTGCCTCCAGGAGGCCTGGGCCATGCCGCCCGAGCACGCGACCCGCGCCGAGTACGTCGCCCTGCTGAAGCGCGACGGCTGGACGATCAAGCGCGCGGCGACCTACTGCCCCGACTGCCGCCCCGAACCGACCCGCACCCGCTGACAGCGCGAGGCCCCGGCACCCTCTTCAGGTGCCGGGGCCGATCCGTATCTACAGGCGGATCCAGTCCGAGCCGTCCCACAGATAGCGGCGTCCGCACTCCGGGCAGCACCACACCCGCCCCTCGCGGCGCCGCCAGCGGGCGGGACGGTCGCACCAGTGGGGCCCCGGGGGCTCCCACTCGCCGTCGCCGGCCCGCCACCATCGGACCACCAGGACCGCGACCAGGACCGACACGGCCAGCACGACCGATGCCGCCACGGCCAGGGCCGGCCAGTTCACAGCCCGCTCGATCCGAACCCGCTGGTCCCCCTGGAGGATCCCGGGACGCTCTCGGGACCCACCTCCTGCAGCCCCACGCGGTCGGCGACCACCGAGTGCAGGACCAACTGGGCCGGCCGCTCCCCCGCCCTCACCAGGACCGGGTCGGGCGACAGGTTCCACAGGCCCACGAACACCTCGCCCCGGTACCCCTGGTCCAGGATGCCCTCGGCCACCAGCAGGCCCCTGCGCCGCAGGGTGGAGGACCGACCCGTCACCCTGCCCCAGATCCCCTCGGGGAAGACCAGCCTGAGACCCGTCGGGACGTCCGCGAACCCACCGGGCGGGACCTCCACGTCCTGGCTGGCCGCCAGGTCGAACCCCGCGTCGCCCGGATGGGCGCGGAAGGGCAGGGAGGCGGCCTCCGAGACCCTCACCACCCCCAGCGGGCCCTTGGGGCCGTCAGCAGCCCCGAGTGCCTCGGAAATGCCCTCCCGAGGCCCGGACGGCACGGCCGCCAGCCACGCCAGCAGCGGACCGACCGAGGAGACCTCCATGGGCAGGACGTGGCAGTCGGCCCCCGACCACAGGGACCCCCCGCCGCCGGCCAGGATGCAGACCGGGATCCCCAGGGAGCGGGCCGCCTCGATCTCGCGCCCCACCCCCAGGGTGGAGACGTCCTGCGGCAGGTAGGCCACCACCGCGTCGGCCGAGCCGAGAGCCTGCCGATTCAGCGCCTCCAGGCGCGGGTCGACCGGGCCCCCGCCGACCGACCAGGCGCCCTCGGGGCGGTACACCATCACCCCGGGGAGCGCGGACAGGGCCTTCTCCACCAGGGCCGGCGCTCCCAGCATCCACGCCCCCCGATCCCGATCGATCGGGCGGGCCCGGTAGACCAGCAGGCCCATCAGGCCGCCGCCCCCGCCCCGACAGGGCGGAAGCCCTCCACCGGCCACACCCCCGACTCCAGGAGCGTGGGGAGCATCTCGATCTCCCGCAGCCCGGTCTCGGGTCCCAGATCGCGGTACCAGCGGCCGCCCAGGGACGGGCCCTCCGAGGTCCGCCAGACCGTGACCCGTATCTGCCCCATGGTCCAGGTGAAGCCCACCCGGATCCCGTCCCGCTCGAACTCCCCCACCAGCGGGGAGGCCGCCCAGCCCCCGGCCACCAGCCCCGCCTGCATCCGGCGGACCGCGCCCGCCACCTGACCTATCGAGTCGCTCATCCGTCCTCGCCCTTCCCGTCGACTACCCTCAGACTAGCGCCCGGGGCCTCCAGTTCCACCAGCCCGTCGCGGTTCCCCTCCAGGACCCGAACTATCAGGAAGCCCCAGGAGGCGCGGCGGTGGCAGTCCCCGCAGCCGCAGAACGGGAACCCGGTGGCGTCCAGTTCGTCCAGGCCCTCCTCCAGCCGCTCCAGGTACGCGTCGTGGTCCTGCTCCAGCGCCCTGCCCCACTCGGGGTCCCAGACCGCCCGGGCGCTCACAGCGCCCCCGGACCCAGGCCACGGGACGCACGGGCCGCGCTCTTGCCGCTCTGCTTGGTGCGGATCACCGAGACCCGATGGGCGTACGCCGCCACCTGCAGGGCGGCCTCGTGGAGGGCCTGCGCCTGCTCGTAGTCCATGGCGCTGGCGGCCGGGTTCGGCGGGAGGGAGTCCAGCAGGTCCAGCAGGCCCCCGAGGGCGGCCGAGACCGCCTCCCGATCCTCGGGCCGCCGCGACAGGGTGCGGGCGGTCACGACGGCCACCCCCCGGACTGGCGGATCCGCTGCACCATCCGCACGTACACCCCGATGTCCAGATAGGTGTCGTCGGACGGCATCCGGCCCTCGGACCAGGCCGCCGACACCCGCGCCATCTTCCCCACCAGGTACATCACGCAGCCCAACTCGGCCGCCTGCTGGTCGGTCACCTCGCGGCCGGCCATCGCGGCCAGTTCCCGCCCCATCAGGACCAGGTCGCGGGCCCCGTACTCGATCGCCTTGTCGACCACCATGGAGATCTCGGACTCGGCCTGGGAGCGCCACCAGCCCGCCAGTTGCTCCTCGCTGCTCACAGCGCACCCGCCATGGTCCAGGAGGTGGGGCCGGTGCCCACGGCCACCAGCCGCGCGCCCACGTAGAACTCCACCTTGGCCAGCCAGTTCAGGGACTCGGGCGACAGGCCGTCCCAGCCCTTCCCGGCGACCTCGGGGAATCGGTGGTCCAGCATCCCCATGGCGAATCCGACGCGCGGGGACGGGGCCCCGTTGGCGCGGACGGCCTCCAGCAGCAGGTCCGGGTCCCAGGCCCCCACCCGCCTCACCTTCTTGGTCACCGTGGTGTACTCCGGGGGGAGCCCCAGGGCCTCCCAGGTGGTCTCGTCGCGCATCGGGCCCGAGTTGCCCGCCACGCGGATCGGGTACGGGCGGGCGACCACCACCACCGACACGTCGCCACGGATCCCGCGCCCCCACACCGACAGGCCCGCCATGCCCAGGAACGTGGCGGCGTCGCACGCGCTGGAGGTGGACTTCGGATAGTGCGGGCCGTACATCGACAGCCCCTGGCCCTGCACGCCCTCCACCACCAGGCGCGCCCCGTTGCCGGCGAGCCGATGGAGGGTGCTCGGGGTGTCCCAGTCCACCCCCACCGGCGGCCTCAGGGAGGGGTCCAGGTCGCCGTACCTGCGGGCCGTCCTCATGATCCGCGCGGCCCGGGCCGCCCCCACGCCCTTGGCGGTGGACCCGAGCCTGTCGGTGAGGCCCTGCCCCGCCTCGGCCTCCTTGTGCTCGGGGTCGATCACCGTGGCGTTCCCGTCCACCGACAGGCGATCCACCACCGGGATCCCGGCGGCCTCCAGCCGCGCGATCTCGTCGGCCAACACCTCCACGTCGATCTCGGACCCGCGAGCGATCACCAGTTGCGCATCCGGATCGACCACGGCCGCCACCGGTACGTGGCGGAGGGCCCATCGCCGCCCCTGGGGGTCGTACGCGGTGTGGCCCGCCTGCGAGCCCCCCACCCGGATCCCGACGTGCCGCCGGCCCTGCTCGATATCCTCGGCGGCCAGCAGGGCGCACATCGCGCCCTTCGACTCGCTCCCGTACAGACCGCCCACTACGACGGTCACCGTGCCCCGCTGATCACTCATGCTTTCGCCCTTCCTCTTCCGTAGTACCCAGACTAGCGCCTCGGCCCCCCACTTCTGCCCAGGCCCGATCCATCTGCTCCCACGCCTGCTGGGGCGAGGTCGGCAGGGGGGCCAGGTACAGGTGGCGGTACACCGCGTGGGCGTCCTGGCTCGTCCCCCCTTTGGCCGCCACGAAGGCCGCCACGGCCAGGTAGACGGCAGCGGCCACCGCGTCCCCGCTCACCGCTCCCCCTGCTCGGCCGGCCAGCCGAGGGGCGGCTGCTCCCGCCCGGGGACCATCGCGGCCACCGGGGCGGCCAGGGCGGCCAGGGCGACCGCCTGCGCATCGTGGGCGTGGGGCCCACGGCCGGCCCACCCGATCCCCTGGGACCGGATCCGCTCGGTGGCGACCGACCGCACCGACGGGGGAACCTCGACCACAGGCACGCCGTATCGGCGCGCTATCGAGGAGATCGCCCCGATCACCTCCACCTCCCCCAGGCGGGACCCTCCCTTGGGGGTCCCCGACCTGAGTCGGAACGCCTCGATCGCAACCTCGGAGACCCGCATCCCCCTCGGATTGGGGATGCTCGGGTCCATCAGGTCCCACAGCCAGTCGATGGAGGGGTGGGGGGCCCGCTCGGCGGCCCAGACCACGTAGCCGCCGGGGCCCACCCGTACCTGCGCCAGGCCGACGTGCACCGAACCGGGGTCGACCGCGACCAGCACCTCGTCGGGGCCGAGGCTCACCATGTCTTCGCCGTGCAGCCGCCGGGGATGCCGAACATGCCCTCCCAGGTGCGGGAGGTCTCGCTCTGGATCTGCGCCACGATCCCGTCGGCCTCGTCCTGGGGGAGGTCCACGGTCACCGAATCGTGCACGGTGAGCACCAGGCCGCCGCCCGAGATCCGGTCCACCCGTGGGAGCCAGTCCCGGACGAACACCGCCAGGGACCCCTGCACGCGGCGGTTCCACCCGGTCCGTGGCCAGTCGCGGCCGTCCTGGAACCAGGACCAGGAGCCGTCCACCAGGGGGACGTACCCGTTCTGCTCCACGTACCGCATCCAGTACTCGTACTGCTGGCCGAACTCGGGGTAGGCGGTGCGGAACCCGTCCAGGATCGCCGCCACCTCGGACCGCTCCATGCGCACCCCGGTGTCCTGGTAGACCGACGCCTGGAACGTGGCGGGGCCGATCGCGAACAGCGACCCGAACACGGTGCGCTTCGCGATGTCGCGGTGCTCGTCCCACCCCGGGTCCCCGGGGTGCAGCCCGAAGATGCGGGTGCAGGCGTCGCCGTGGACGTCGCCCCCTGCTCGGAGGATCTCCACCATGGGCCGGCAGTCGGAGAACTGCGCCGCGATCCGCAACTCGGCCTGGGTGAGGTCCAGGGTGACCCGTCGGAGCCCCTGCGGCACGCGGATCAGGGCGCGGGGCTCGGGAACGGGGATCCCGTCCACCTCCAGCCCGAGATGCTTGGGCAGGGCCTGGGCCTGGAAGCGCTCCACCGACAGGCGGCCGCTCTTCACGTGGGCCTGGCGGAACGCGGTCCGCAGGCGGCCGTCGGCCCCTGCCAGGTCCAGGTAGCCCTGGTAGTGCATGCGGTTGGCCACCGTCACGCGGTTGTACTCGCGGAACGTCGCGGCGCCCGGGACGCCGGCGGCCTCCAGGACGCCCAGGACGGGCCCTCCGAGCGATCCGGCCTGCTCCACCTTGCCGTTGGCCCCCACGCGGTGCTCGGAGTCCCCGGGACCCCACGGGCGGGCTCCGAGGGTCTCGAAGAACCAGGCGCGGGCCGCAGGCAGGGTGACGGGGGAGAAGGGGACCTCCTGCGCCAGGGCGGCCGCCCGGTCCGACAGCACCTGCGACCAGTGGGCCATGGCTTCGCGGTCGATGGGCCCGAACCCGCGCTGCTCGATCAGGTGGAGGGTCCGCCGCAGATCCATCTCGGCGTGGAACTGGGAGCGGGCCCCGTCATCCATCAGGGAGTCCTGCATCTCGGCCAGGCGGAGGGTGAGCACGGCGTCTGCGGCGGCGTAGGGCCCGTTCACGTCCCAGGGCAGCAGGTCGTACCGTGGGCCGTCGGCGGCGGTCAGACCGTACCTCCGCTTGCAGTCGATGAGGGTCTCGGACAGCACGGCGGCCTCGGCGACCGCCTCGGGCCCGAACAGGCGCTCGGCGGTGGGCTTCAGGCTGGTCGGCCTCAGGGGCCACAGCACCTTGCTGGCCAGCATGGTGTCCCAGGCGACCAGGTCGTCCAGATCCCTGCCCGACCAGTGGCGGGTCCCCGACAGCAGGTGGTGGGTGTCGAACCCGATGTTCTGGCCGACCAGCCCGCGCGCCCGGCCGGCCTCGTCCAGCCAGTCCAGCAGGAAGTCCCACTCGGATCGGGGCAGGTTGGGGTCGTTCTCCCAGTCCCATCGCCCGTGGGGGTCGCCCTTGGGCAGGCCACGGGTGGCCACGGGGCCCCGCTGGCTGTAGCGGACCACCTCGAAGCCCTTGTCGGCGGCGCGGGCCTGGTCGAAGGGGAAGGCCCAGTAGGTGATGGTGCCCTGCTCGGTGCGGTACGCGACCGACACGGCGCAGACGCGGGCTCCGTCGTCCACGAACAGCCCGGTGGTCTCGGTGTCCACGGCGACCAGGGTCCCTGGCAGCAGCAGGGCGGGATCGGGCAGCACCTGGGAGGGTCGATGGGTGGGGTAGGTGCCCTCGGACACCAGTCGGAGTACGGTCATCCCCCCAACCTAGCAGGGCGCGGGGTCGATTCGGTCGAACAGGCCGGCGATTACGGGGAGTAACTGCCGGGCCCCTGCAGGGCGCCCCGGACGCTCGGAGGCCCCCGGAACCCCCTCCCAGGGGACCAGGAGCCCTCCGAGATCCGCACCTCCGGCACCGGATACCTCTTCCTGACCTCGGAGCGGACTTTCCTGGCCACCGGAGGGGCGGGTCGGTATTCGAGGACCCCTCAGGACGGAAGAGGCCCGGAGGCCGTCTCCGGGGCTTCGGCGGACCAGTGGGTCTCGGGGCTGTTGGTCCACCCCCGGGAGGTCTCCCGCCATCCCTCGGAGGAGGGCAGGTCCAGGCACCTGCGCAGGCCCCTCGGGTGGTACGGCCCGACCCTGTGGGCCGATGCGGCGGTGTCGCTGGTGAAGGTGCGGCAGCAGCCCCCGTAGCGGCCGCCACGGCAGTGGCCTCCGCCCGATCCGCTGTACTGCTGCCCGCACTCGGGGCAGCGGCAGGTCATCGACATGGTCTCTCCTATCTGGGACGGTGGTCCCGAGGGGTGTCTCCGGGATCGCCTAGACACTAGACGTCCTTCGCGTCAGAAACACACAAAAAGAAGATATTGAGGTATTCCGGGGCCCCGGAATAAGGTTACCCTAAGTGAATGGCCTACAAGTCGCGCGGTGCGTGTATACCCCTCCAATCCATGTCTATATGTCTAAATGAGTATCCGGAATACCCTCTCCCC